ATCTTGAGTTCAAAGTGTACTCTCCATTCGTATCAAGTGAGGGAAGAACAAGAACCTGGATGCGTTACGCTTTTCCTGGGACAATCAGTTATCCACAACTGGTCATGGTTTTGCGCGACTTGATTGCAAAGAGACAACAACAATTTGAGGACGATGATGATGAAATATTCGACGATGAGGAAGCTTGTGGGATGAAGCCGCCAAAGAAACGACGGGATACGAGTGCTGGGAGCAATTCCAGCCATGACAGTTGTGGACCGTATGCTGATGCCGCTGCCGGTCCTTTTACCAGCCGGGAAATGAAAGAGTGTGGAGGATGTCGCGATCATTCTGAACCGACTCCATCCGACATCCTGAAACCTGATTTCCTGATACCACCCCCTCTCACGCCTGCAGAGCCCAATCCCAACTATTTGCTTCCGGAAAGAAGATCAAAGCTACCGGAGAAACAGGATGAATTCCAAGTGAAGAAAGACAAGTGGTTCAAGATGTTTGACAAAGCCAAGGCTGAAGACAAAGCGAAGGTTGTTGCAAAGAGACCTGATGACGAGTTGCCCATCTCAGTTGAAGAGTACTATCATGTGGCAACAAAGGGGAAATTTCTGAACCATCTTACTTGGGCAGTTCTTGGAACTGCTTTGTACTTCATGTTTCCATACCTGAAGAACTTCCTGTCCATCCCTTACCATTGGATTTTCAAGGAAAAGAAAGCGATTCCTGAGGAAGAGGAAGACGAAGGCCAACCACAGACCCAAAGTGCACCAAGGTTCACGAGTGGTTCTACCCCTACCACCAATTTTTACACAGCCACTGGGAAAAATTATCCTTTCCATCATGTCAAAAGACCAATCATGGACCCTGTAGTAGCAGTTGGAAATGACATCACTAAAAGAGTTGAGGTTCTCAAAGCCCACATGGTCTACATCACCTGTGGGTGTGACATAACCATTTATGGTTACCTTCTTGATCCCGAGACCATTGTCTCCTATGTCCATGGGATATGTGAGATATGCAAAAAGTCAGGAAATGGAACCTTGTTGTTTGCAAAAGGAAATGTGGAGAAAACACTAAGTGAGAGTGAGTATCGGGTGTACGCTGATATGGGCGAATCTGATGTAGCCATCTACAAGATTCCGACCGGACTTCTCGGTCAACCCAAGGCCATCAAATCCATCCCCAATCTCACTCGGAATGGCCGAGCCAATTTCGACACATATACCGCTGCTGTTTTTGTTCCTGATGACAACAACGGGTTTAGGACCGTTTGGACCACCATCTCGCCTTCAAGACAAAACATCACCCACACAGACGCCTTTGGGAACAAATATAAGGTTGTTCAAGTGGTGGGGGCCACAAACGTGCCGGTTATGAAAGGTTATTGCGGTTGCCCAGCTTTCGCGATTACGCCATCTGCCGAGATTTTGTATTTCGGGCCTCTCGTCGCCGGCAGGATGGTGCTCAACATCAGCTATTACGCCCCCTATGTTCCTCTCGAGGACATAGCTGGAGAGGCTGAGGCTTTGGGCCCTGTTACAGTCAATGAAGCAGCTAGCAAGCTGTTTGACGAACTGAAGGAAAACGAAGGTGAGAGAGTAGTGAATGTCGAAAAGGCGGATTTTGTTCATTATTCACCCAC